GCTGGCTTGTGAGCTTGCCCTTGCTGTCAGTCCACTCGCCGATGTCCGTCCAGCCGTCAGGAAAGCCCTGCAGGCGCTCGCACTCGAGTGGTGTGAGACGGCGAACGACGTTGTGCATCACTGCGCTCGGCCCTTTCGATACTAATGTCGAACTTTGATTTTCTGATATTGGAAAATCATACTGTGCGTTTTTGCCTTGATTAAATACGGAACGGTCAATGCTATAAATCAAATCTGTTGCGCTTTTGTAGTCTCGGTCTTTTAGAACACTGGCAGTATCTGATTGTTTATACTTTCCGATTGCTAACATTGAAAAGCAGAATACTGACTGATTATTCAGCGTTGACAGTGCTCCGACGTGCTCATTCTGTATCAGTATCCCTTTGCCCCCCCCCTGGTCTCCCTGCTCGCTCTTGGAAGCTGATTGCCTCTGTAGCGCTATCTTGAGCGGCTCGGGCAGCTGCTTGCCCCTTTTCTCGGCTCTCCTGAGTATCCCTGCACATGCAGTCGGGCTCAAAGAGTATTTCGGGTGCGGATGATCCTCCAAAATCTGCGACAAGCGAGAGTCTCTTTCTTCGCTGGGGAACTCCCCAGTATTGAGCGTCGTGTGTCCTCCATGCAATACTCCACTTACCCATCTCATCTGCGAGGCATCCTGACCATGACCACTCGCCGTCTTTAGGTAGAGGAACATCAGGCGCTGCTGGTTCTGAGACCTTAACGATTTCCGTGAGGACTGCTTGGAAATCTCTGCCGTTATTGCTTGAGAAAGCTCCTGTGACGTTTTCCCAGACCATAAACCGAGGTCGAGCATCGTGAGCTGTTCTTCCGTTTGCCTTTTGATCATACGCTCTCATCTCCTTGACTATTCTGACCTGCTCCATGAACAGGCCGCTGCGCTCGCCATCGAGCCCTGCACGCTTGCCAGCGACCGACAAATCCTGACAAGGCGAGCCGCCGGTGATGCAGTCCACTATCTCGAGCTCGGAGCCTTTCAGCTTGGTGATGTCTCCGACGTGGATCATGCCTCCACCTCGTCTGCCTCAAACAGGTGTCCGTTCTCGATGTAGTCCTTGATGGTCTTGTACTGCCAGCCGATGATTATCTTGCGGCTCCTCGTGCCGAGTGCGTCGCCGAAGCGTATGATGTAGAACTGCTTTGTGCTCTGGTCGAACTCGCTGACCGAGGTCAGGCGCTTGCCGAGCTTATACTTGCGTCGTGACATGGTTCGTCTCTCCTTGATGGTCTTGATGAGTGCAGGCCGCTTTTCGGCTGGCGTGCTTTTGAGTATTCCGAGCATCGACTTGGTGCGCTGAGTGCTCCAGCCGTCTCGGCGTGCTATCTCTTTGAGCTCCTTGACGAGCTTGGCGTCAGCGGCTGTCATGGTGCTCCTCCGTGAGCATACTTCCCACCACTATCTCGACGAGCCGTGCCGACAGCTGCAGCATCTGCTTGAGTGCTCCTCGAGCTGGTTGCTCTGCTGACCGCAGTATCTCTTGCGCAGCCCTGCTATCTCGGCATCCTTGGCATCGAGCTGGTTGCGGTACTCCTCGAGGATGTTGGTCTTGGCTCTTAGCTCGGCCTCGAGCTTGCCGATCTGTATCTCCTGCTGATGGAGCTGGTATGCGGTCGTGTCCTGGTCTCGGTCGTTCTTATACAGCAGGGCCTCTGCCTCCTTGTCAGGCAGCAGGAAGTAGTACGCCGGTGCCTTGAGGGCCGTGCTGAGCTTTTCGATGTGGTCGATGCGCACGTTGATGTGCGAGGTCTCCCACTGCTGAACTGTGCCTGCGCTGTACCCTATCTGCTCGCCGAGCTGCTCCCTTGAAAGGCCCCTGATCTCTCGGAGCGTCCTGAGCCTGAGCCCGAATAACTTGCGGATGTCCATCTATACCACCTCCCTGTGACCGTCATCGAATACCTTGTAGCGTGTTATCTTGGCGACCTCATAGCCATCCCGATCGGTGATGAACTCGGTCTCCTCCTCGTAGTGCCAGCCCTCGGCTGCAGGATCTGCGACGACCGGCTTGCCCTTGAACTCCCTCGGGCTGTTTCTGATGAACGTCAGGCAGGTGTTGTAGATGCTCGCCGTCTCATGCCCTGCGCTCAGCCATGCCCCGATGCTCCTCATGAGGTGCTCCATCTTGTCGCCTGTCAGCTCCTCGATGTGCTGTCTCTCCTCCTCGGTCATCTGAGATAAAAGCTCCGCAGGAGCATATATATATATATCCTTTTCCTTTTCCTTATCCTTATCCTTTTCCTTATCAAGAATAGGTGGGTTTTTTGCTTGGGTTTTTTGCTTGGGTTTTTCTGCGGTGGTACCCTTGAGAGGTCGTCCACCCTTGGAACCATTGGATTTGTTGGCACTGTACTTGCGTGCCGATGCGTCCAGATTTGGCTTGATTAGTGTCCAAAACGTGCGCAATTTTGGCGTCAAATCGGGCTCCTTTTCGTCAAAAACGTATTCAAATATTGCAGAATACATCACGTTTTGCTCTCGTTTTGAGAGACTTTTGATCGCTTCGTAGTACGATCTGAGCATGATCACTCCGTCAGTCATCGTATTTTCGTGCTCCTTTTGTAAGAATTGAGTTGATTATTGACGCAGCATCTGAGGGCCTGCAGAACAGAAATCTGACGCCGTATCGGGCCTCCATCGTGCGCATCGCCTTGGCGAGCCGGGTGCCGGTGATGGCCCTGCTGCTGACCATCAGCCTCGGGTTCTGCCAGAACTCCACCTCGTCGAGGCATCGGATGCCATCGGTGTTCTCGACCAGCACATAGAGCTGGGTGCCGATGGCCTGTGCCAGCTTGAGCTCGTTGCGGAACCGCTCGTGCTCCTCCTTGGCACCGCCGATGTTCTGGGCGATCTCAGCCATGCTTGCCTTGGTATCGACCGCTATGGTCGGCGGCAGAGCGTAGTCTCCGACAGGCAGCTTGCACCTGACGAGCTTATCCCCTGCCGCCTCCCAGCTGGCGTGCTTGATGGCGTGCTTTTCCTTTTGTTGTCTGCTGTCCTCGATGATGTACATCAGAATGGCAGGTCGTCCTCATTGATGGGGTTGTTGAATGCCACCTCAGGAGCCTCTGTAAGCCCCTCTAAGGCTCTTTCGGGTGCCTTGCGGATGTCTGGTACTATGAACTGCCCTGTGCGGATTTTATCGGCGCTGAGGGCCGTCTTGAGGTAGAGCCTGGTCTTGGTCTCACCTCGGTCGTTGTCGTAGGTCTCCTCGCCGAGGACTATGCCGACCAGCTTGCCCACGAGGGCCTGCTCATTCCACTTGGCCTTAGTCCAGATGAAGCCCTCGTTGCTCTCCTCGACCGCCGTGATGAATGCCTTGAACATACCGAGTGCGCTCTCCTTGTAGCTCCTGATGAAGCGATGCGCATACTCGTTAGCCTTGCCCCAGTCGTCGCTGTAGCGCCCTTTCTCAGGCCCCTCGGCTATATCCCAGACGATGGTGAGGTACTCCCTGTCAGGCTTATCCTCGACCTTGATGATCTTGACGACGTAGCCGCCTGCTGCCAGCCTCGTGTGGTCTGCGCTGGCCTGCACTTTTTCCCAGTTGTCTATTTTTTTCATTAGATCAGCTCCTCCATAAGCCTTGCGAAAAATGAAACGAGTGTATCAAGACGGTCAATGCAGACGTCCAGCTTGCCCTCGACAGTGTTTGCAGGTGTGGCGACTGCTATATCCGTCAGGTCAGGAGCCTGCCTCATCTCAGCTGCTAACTCTTTGAGCCTTGCCAGTCTCTCTCTGAGGTGTGCAAGCATCTCGTCATACTCTGCGGATGAATGCCCCTTATAGGGTTCTGGCGTCGGTTCTGGCTCAGCCTCACCGAAAAGCTCCTTGCGCTCCTTGTTTGCTAACTCGCTGAGCTTGTTTGCGATTGAGCCGATACTTCTGCCCTCTTTGACGAGATGCCTCTCTTTGGCTATTTCTCCTATCTCGTTTGCTGAGATGAATGGGTGCTGTTTTCTGAGGTTGATGATGTTCTCTATCTCCTGAGGATCATCCCACTTGAAACACTTCCTTGCCATTTTTACTTTCCGTCCTTTCCTGCCTTGATGCCCCAGTAGGCTCGGATCGCTGTGTCCACTGCCTTGAGGTCGTTGTCTATCTCGTCACCGGCGAACATGCCCTCGGGTGACTTGGCTATGCTCGAGCCGTCGCTCTGTGTCTGGAAGATGTGCCTGCCGCCCTTGACGGTGGCCCTGAGCACGACCGTCGCCATGCCCTCGATGCAGACCTTTTGATCGAGCAGCTTGCCGATGGTTCTGAGCTTGCTGGAGCCGTCCTCGTTGACGTCCTCGTGCAGTATCAGATACACGATGGCATCGTCTGCGACCGCAGGGCTCTGTATGAAATTGATGAAGCTCCAGACCGCATCACCGATGGTGTTGAACAGCTTAAACTGATCGCCGCCGCCGTGGCCCCTCATAAAGAGGTTGGTCATTATGTAGCCGAAATCATCGACCACCGCCGTCTTGGTGCTCATCTTTGACAGCCCTGCCATGATGGTCTGCACGTTGTCGGTGTTGCTGACGTACTTGAACTGCCCCTTAAAAGGCAGCGGCTTGCCGAGCACGTTGACGAGGTATATCTCATCGCTCTTGAAGCCTTTGATGGAGCGGCTCTTTCCTGCACCGCTCTTTCCGTAAATGATCACAGGTATGCCCATTACGTCCTCCCTTTACTTGATGATGATGCTCGTGCGTGTGACGAGCTCAGCGCCCTCGAGCGTCTCGCCTGCCTTGAGGTGCTCCTTGATGGCGGTCTTGTTGACCTTGTACTCAACGACCCAGCAGTCGCTCGGCAGGTTCATCGGCTCGAAATTGTCAGCCAGCTCGACCGCCTCGCTGCGTCTGTAGCTGACCGAGGCTCTCGGCGTCTTGAGCTTTTCGCCGTTCAGCTGCCACTTGAGGAACTCGGTGAGCTTGTCGGCTTTATTGTTCGCCGCCCTCTCCCTCTTGGCAAGGTTGTTCTTCTCGGCCTTGATGGCGTCGGCGTCTGCCCTGAGGTCTTTTATCCAGCAGGCTATGCCCTCGAGCTTGTCCTCTCGTGCCAGCTCGAGCTGCTCGACCAGGCTGAGCGCATCCTCATCGAGGATCTCGCCGGTCTCAGGATCGAATGCCGCCTCGAGCGCCTGCTCCAGCGCCTCATTGATCTCGTACAGTTTCATGAGCGCCTCCTTAGATGATCCTTGTGACCTCGACGCCGTGCGGTACTATCACGAACACAGCGCCCTGAGCGACCGCCTCGGTGTTTATCACGATGTCGGTGCTCTCGTCTTTGTAGCTGCGCTCGATGGTATAGACCGCACAGCCGTTGCTGATGTCTATGTCCTTGAGCTCAGCCTTTTCTGGGGTTTTGATCTCAAACATGGTTGCTCCTTTCGATATTGACTATGCGGCGAGTGCCGCTGCGAATAACAAGATGGTGTAGATGAGCGCCGTGCCGATGACGGTGCCGATGATGTAGCCGAGGGCCTTGTAGGTCAGCGCCCTGTCCTGCCTGATGCGGTATCTCCTGCCGCCGATAGTGAATGTCATGGTGTCCTCCCTATCTCTCAAAGAGAGTGCTCTCATCCTCGCCGAGCATCATCGCTATCAGGATGCGCTCGGGCTTGCTCAGAGGCTTGCTGCCGTTCAGCTTGTTGTAGAGCTGCATCTGCGGTATGCCGACCTCTCCCGAGAACCGCTTGATGGTTCCGTACTTGTCTTTGATCTTGCGCTTGAGCTGTTCGTTCACTTTACTGCTCCCCTTTCCTTGAGCTCGAGGTAGCGCATGCCCCTCTTGCTGGTTCTGTTGACGCTGCCGTCCTTGTTTCTCGGAACGTAGAGTATTTCCTCCTTTGCCTCGTAGGCATCCCAGAACTCTTTGCAGACGTCATCGTAGCTGGCTGTGCAGCCGTGCCTATATGGGCAGTCAGCGCTGCCGTTGTGCAGGTCGTTTTCGTGGAAGTATTTGCAGTCGCCGCAGTGGAAATGCTCGCCCCTGAGTGCGTGATAGTCATCCCTGCTCTCGGCGACGACCTCCTGCTCGGTGTACACGACGTAGGCCGTGAGCGTGTCCATCGAGATGACCGGCTTGTCTGCGTTGACCTTGAGCCTCGAGACCTCATCCATCATCTCGTTGAACTTGTACATGAGCTCGGTCGGCGTGCTGGCCTCGACCAGCTTCATCTGTGTGATAGTCCTCGTCCTCATAAAAAAATCACCTGCTCCTTTCGCAAGTGATTATCCCAGAGTGGTGCTCCCTTTCGGTGTACACCTATATGCTTTTAGTGAATATTTTAGGAATAATTGCACTTGCAAGTTTATTTTACACCGCACGGAGCGAGAATGCAACAGGAATATCCCCTACCCTAAAAATATTTTTTCGAGGGCCTTTTGAGGCTTGCACGGCTTGCCATCGGTGATGCCCCTGTGAGCCTCTGAGCGCCGTTTTGAGCGGTTTTCGTGGCGCTGTCGCATAACTTATCGACGAGCTGACGGCAGACCGCAGAGCGCCGATTTTCGAGACCAGGCACTCCCCTTTTGGGCATAAAAAAAGCCCCTGCCGATGTGGGGGTAAAACACCGGCAGGGTGAAAGGAGGAACTCAGCCCGAGCGTCGCAAGAAGATGCAAAAGAACGACGCTGTGCGTGGGTTGCTCTCAGTCGATTATAGTAGGCCGCTTGGTGGCCGTGTTGTAGCTGACCTTGGCGATCTTGAGGATGTCGTCGAAATCACGCATCCTGATGTAGTTTTCATCTCCGATGAGCGCCGCCTTGACCTCTCGGAGCTCTTTTGCAGGGCCGACCTCGACGGTGAGCCATCTGACGCCTGCAGGCAGCTGCTCGACGGCTGGGTTCTTTATGAAGCCGAGGAACTTGTACTGCGTGGTCTTTTCGCCCCAGTTGCCTGTTGAGCCCTTGGTGCGTTGCTGCGTCCAGAACGGCTTTTTGGCTCCGTAGCCGCTCTCGCTGGTCACGATGCTGCCGTCTGCGTTGATAGCCTCGACGATGGCAACATGCCCTGCCCCATCGTTGACCTGCTGAGTTGTGCCGCCCTGCCAGACCATGCAGGCTCCGAGCGAGGGTGTCTGCTCGATGGTGAGCCCCTGCTGGCGTGCGTACTGGATGAACAGCTCAGCGTTGACCGGCTTGAGGTATTTACACTCGCCGTAGGCTCCGATCTCGTTGAAACGTCCGTAGGCATAGCCGACGCAGTTGTGGAGCACGTCGCAGTATGCGTCGGTCGGGTAGCCCTTGATGGCGCTGGAATAGCCGCCGCTCGCCTTGCGGATATAATACTTGTTGCCCTGCTCTGGCCTCGTGAGCCTTGGCTTAAAGCTGGGCATTTTTCCGCTCCTCGTTGTATGTGTGGGTGCTGATGCCGATGATCACTCCGAGGAACGTCTCGACAGCTGCGATGGTGCCGATGATCTGCTCGGTGAAAGGCCAGCCCCAGATGCCGCTGAGCGACCAGTAGAGCGTGCTCAGTGCAGGCAGCAGGATCAGGCAGACCCACTTGAGGATGTCGTAGATGTGGTCGGGTAGTCTCATGCTATGCCTCCTCCCAGCCATAGACGTCTGGTGCGTAGATGTTGTAGTCGATGAGGTTGATGTAATGCTTGCCGTTGTAGCTTACCTTGTCGCCTGCCATGTATGCGTCCTGAGCGCCGGTGGGCTGTACCCACTCAGGCCACTCGTCTGCGCTGACGACCGTCCAGAGGTTCGGCGTGATGCTCGGTATCCAGTCAGACTGCGAGCGGTGAGCCTGCACGCACTTATAGAGCACTTCCTCGTAGCAGATGCGGTCGCCCATGCTGTAGTCAATGCCCTCGTGCCAGCGCTCAAACAGCATCGGCACGTCGATGGCCTGCACGTCAGGCAGCTCCTGCGCTCCCTCGACGATGGCGGCTCTATATGTCATCGCTGTCGCTCTGTTCATTTCCGTCGCCTCCGAAAAGTATGTCGAGTATCTGGTCTGAGGTCAGCTCGCCCTCGATGGGCAGCTCCGTCTCCTCATAGGTGTATGCGCACGGTATGTAGTCAACTGCGTCCTCGTAGAGCACGCCGGTCTCGATCTGTCGGATCATCATGCCCTTGTCGGAGTAGTGCCTGATGCGAGGCTCGGGCATGTCTGTCTCGACCATTTCGGTTTTTATCATGTTATGCCTCCTCGATGTAGGTGTAGGATGAGCTGCTTGGGTAGTTGCTTGCTGTCTTGTAGGAATTAAGCGAGCCAACAGGCACCGAGATCACGCACCATGTGTTTACATTGGTAAATGCGGAGCTCGCCGAGACTGTTGGAGGAGTAGCCCTCTCAAACCTGATTTTTTCGAGTGTGCGGCAGTCGTAAAATGCGTTTCCACCGATACTTGTCACGGTGCTCGGGATGGTCAGGCGCTTGATTGCGTAGTCATACTGAAAAGCATTTGCTCCGATGCTCGTGGCACCGGGGAACGTGACCTCTTGAAGCCTGCAAGCTGTCTGCGCTATGTATGTGCCGATGGATGTCACGCCGCTCGGAATGGCGAGCTCTTTCAGTGTATAGGCGTTTTGGAACGCATAGGTGCCGAGAGTAGTCAGTCCTGATGGCAGAGTGACGTTTTCGAGGCTGTTGGCGTTGTGAAATGCGTACTGCCCGAGCGAGGTCACGCTGGGTGGTATTGCTATCGACTTGAGCAAATACATATATCTTGTGCTTCCATTGCCCATGCTTGTCACGCTCTTAGGCAGAGACAGATAACGCATAACACCGCAACTAAAAAAAGCGTTTTGTCCAATGCTTGATGTGCCACTTGGAACTGTAAGTGCTTGCAAATAGTAGCAGTTTTGAAATACACTCGTGCCCATAGTTGTACAGCTTGTTGTAAGGCTTATATATGCCAGATTTACGAGACCCACAAGCGCATAGTTGCCAAGTGTGGCATTCAGGCTCATGCGGATCGCATTGATGCACATACTGTAGAGCCATGACTGACTGAAAGAGTTTTTGAACGTCAGCACGCCTCCGTAGCCTGCGTTTGAACAGTAAAAGCTAAACGAGCCGCTGGATGGTGTCAGTTTGATCGTATAGTTGCCTGCCGCCGAGTAGGTATGGCTCGCCCATTTCAGCGTAGTGAGCGAGGTGCCGGTCAGCGTAGTAGTCGCCGAGCCGTCTCCCCAGTCCACCACCACGGTGCCGTTCGGCGCTATGCCGAGGTATGGGCTCAGGGTATCGCTGCCGAATGTGCAGTCGATCTCGGTCGCTCCCGATGTGGTTTTGTAGGACTGCCCCACCGTCAGGATGGCCCTCGGGTAGCTTGCTATATATGTCTTGATGTCTGCGAGCGTCCAATTCCAGCCCTG